TCTTTATTCTTTATTAGAACTGGAACTAAGACAAATCAAAATCCAAACACAATGTGTCTACAACGACCAACAAATCTCGAGTTTCTTGGGAAATCCCCAATTAACAAGAGGACAAGAAGACTGCTTGAGAAGCACTCCCGGCTTTCTGACAAAGAAGGACTCTTTCTTGAGAGACTAATCAAGAAAGCAATTCGAACGCACTGTTCCCCTGATCTCGCAAACGAAGCAATCAATGGATACCGACGTTCAGCTACATCACCTGATGCTGGAGAACAAGACTTTCTCAAAACAGACCAACCGTACCATGACGTACCTAGAGACTTTCACTACCAAAAAGCTCTCCGCGTTATCGAACGAATCTTCCGACCCTCACGACGACTTAAACCTATCTCTTTTCCTGACCTCCGATACTACCCCTGGACTCTCAGCGTTTCCGCTGAAGCCCCTTTCACCGAAAGTGCCCTATGGCAAGAACGAGTCAGAGCAAAATCTAGAGAAGGCGAGATTGATAATGATCGAATGACGTTCAAGAACCTCTACAATGAGACTTTTCATGTAAACCGACAACTCATACATTACATAAAGTATGGCATGAAACCGTTCTGGAACAACAAAGGCGAACCCGTACCTTACGAGTTTACCTACCTTCATAACCGATCACACATGGTCAAAGCGAATGAACCCGACAAAATCAGAGCTGTATTTGGCGTTCCCAAATTACTACTGATGGTCGAAAATATGTTCATCTGGAATATCCAGAGAGAATATCTGAATTCATCCGCTGGCTCTTTCCCTATGTTATGGGGATTTGAGACTATCCGAGGAGGATGGATGAAGCTAATCAACAAGCTTCTGTCCAAACCTTTCGAAACACTACTCTCCGCTGATTGGAGTGGATTTGATCACAAGGCTTTACACGAAGTCATTGATGACGTCCACATAATCTGGAGAAGCTGGTTTGATTTCGATCAAGGATACGAACCCTCTCGAAGCGACACTCATGATTATTCCGAGACTGAATCTGACGAAGTCAGAATTCAACGTCTTTGGGACTGGATGTGCAATGCTATCAAGCACACACCTATTAAAGCAGAATCTGGCAACACTTATCGCTGGAACTTTAATGGTATTGCATCTGGTTTTCAACAAACCCAACTACTTGACTCTTTTGTCAACGGAATCTATCTTCTAACCTCACTATCTGAGGCTGGAATCGATATTGAATCTGATTACTTTCAAATTCTACTACAAGGCGATGACTCCATCACAACCTTTCCTGAAAGGATCCCAGATCACAAATCATTTTTAAAGCAAATTGCTATTATCGCTGAAAGGCGATTCAACGCCACTCTGTCTGAAAAGAAGACAACCATTGGCACCAAATTCGACGACATCGAAGTACTTTCTTACGGAAATACTTCAGGATGCGCGAAACGTGATCCCGCAGGATTACTAGCACACTTGCTCTACCCCGAACGCCCCCGAAGACCGAACGAAACCGCCGCTGCCGCAGCCGGTATCGCTCAAGCTTCAATGGGATGTTCAATCGAAGTTTTCAATACTTGTCAAGATGTCTACGACTTTCTTACCGAGCAATTGAAAATCTCACCTGTCTGGAAGGATAGCGACCCTAACCGTCCGACACCATACCAACTTGATGTCCAAGAGTTTCCATCGTTTTTCACAACGTATGCGCAAAACTTTGACTACCGTACTCGTTCCGACTCTGATCGCAACCGACTATGGCC